CTCAATGTAACGTAGATACTGGTGAAGTTCAAGAAAAAAAATATCGTATCAAAGAAACTGATACTAAAGAATTCTGGATGCCAATTCTAAAACAAAAATCCTTTAGGGATTTCATCGAAGAAAAGTACTGCATCTCCGCAGGCAATATTATGGAAACCGATATTGACCAAACTTTTGACGTTGCAACTATGAATGGTGTTTAAATGATTGAAGGTTTAGATTACTGTTTCATCTATCCCAAGGATGATAAGACTACGGTACACATTAAACTATTAGAAGGTCCTTATAAAGATACCATTTTCAAATATGGTAAAGTTAAATTTAAGGAAGAAGATGAGTTAATGCATTTACTTTTTGCTTATGATGTGTTAGAATCAACAGTTAAGAAACCATCCAAGTTGGAGAAGGACATAGACTTCAAAGATTATTTGGGTGATTTATTGGTTGAAATTATGTCGGGTAACATAGAACAGGATATTATTGATGAGGCTGGAACAAACGATTCTCAAGAATCTGATTTACAATGAAGAATATTTACGTAAAGTACTACCTTTCATTAAAGATGAGTATTTCACGGACAGAACCGACAAAGTAATTTTTAACGAAATATCATCGTTTACTGAAACTTATAACTCGACACCAACAATTGAAGCAATTGAATTGGCTGTCAGAGACAAACGTAATCTTACAGAAGATGAACTAGAACGCTGTGACATTTGCATTAAAGAAATTGTCAAAGCCAAAGATGAACATTCCAAGATTGAATGGCTGGTAGATAAGACAGAAAAGTTTTGCCAAGAAAAGGCAATCTATAATGCTGTGTTGGGTTCTATCTCAATTCTTGATGGAAAAGATAAAGTAAATGACAAAGGTTCAATACCTAAAATCTTATCTGATGCACTATCAATTAGTTTTGACAGTTCTGTTGGCCATGACTATTTGGAAAATGCTGAGGAACGATATGAATTCTACCACAGAAAAGAAGAACGTATTCCTTTTGATTTAGATTTCTTCAACAAGATTACCAAAGGTGGTTTACCTGCAAAGACACTTAACATTGCTCTTGCAGGTACCGGTGTTGGTAAATCATTGTTCATGTGTCACGTTGCTGCCGGTTGTATGGTACAAGGCAAGAACGTACTCTATATCACCATGGAAATGGCGGAAGAAAGAATTGCTGAACGTATTGATGCAAACCTCTTGAACGTAACGATTGATGACCTGGTCAACTTACCTAAAGATATGTACGATAAGAAAATTGCAAAACTACGTGAGAAAACCGTAGGCAAATTAATTATCAAAGAGTATCCTACTGCATCAGCTTCGGCCACACACTTTAGGACATTATTGAATGAACTTAATCTTAAAAAGTCTTTCGTACCTGATATTATCTTTATTGATTATCTTAATATTTGCTGTTCGTCCAGAATCAAAGCCGGTGCCAATGTTAACAGTTACACCTACGTCAAGGCCATTGCTGAAGAATTGCGTGGCCTTGCAGTTGAATTCGGAGTACCAATTGTATCTGCAACTCAAACCACAAGATCCGGTTTTTCAAGTTCTGACCCAGGACTCGAAGATACCAGTGAGTCTTTTGGTTTGCCAGCGACAGCAGATTTGATGTTTGCTTTGATTTCTTCCGAAGAACTGGAAGAACTTGGTCAAATTATGGTTAAGCAATTGAAGAATCGATATAATGATCCAACACTATATAAAAGATTCACACTTGGTGTTGACCGTGCAAAGATGAGATTATATGATGTTGAACAATCAGCACAAAATGATATTGTTGATGCTGGCCAAAACAAACCACTGAATACATTTGGTGAACGTGAACGACCACAAAAGAAATCTTTTAATGACTTTAAAGTATGAAATTAGAATTTAAAGACGCAGTACATTGTGCCAATGCTTTTGAAGATTACTTTGGTAACTTTGACCGCATTGATGAATACATGCGTGACCAGAAATTGAATTCACTTTCAGAATTACCGAGTAATCCCTTGTTTCCACTGGAAGAAGATTTATTCAGTAACTTCACAATGCATCCAAAAGACATGAACTTTGAGGTGTGTGAGATTGATGGTGAAACATGGAACAACTTGTTGAACATTACCAGTTCACACGTTAATATTGCACCTGTTGGCCGCCAAATTCGTTTGGCTGTCAAAGAAACTACTACTGGAAAGTTTGTTGGTTTCATACGTTTGGGTTCACCAGTGATTAATTGTAAACCACGTAATGATACACTTGGCCAAGTATTCACACAACAACCTGCATGGGGTAAACGATTCAATGATTCCGCAATGATGGGTTTTGTTATTGTTCCTGCACAACCATTTGGATACAATTATCTCGGCGGCAAACTACTGGCTGCAATTTGTACCTCACATGAGGTACGTGAGATTGTTAATAAGAAATATGGCATGAATCTTTGTCTCTTTGAAACAACATCTTTGTATGGCAGTTCAAAGACCGTATCACAATATGACGGAATGAAACCATATATTCGTTACAAAGGCTTGACAGACAGTGACTTTTTGCCTATGATGCACGGTAAACCATATTCGGATTTACGTGATTATGTGCAAGATAGAGTTGGACCTTTGGTTGAGGATGATGCTTCTAGTAAGAAACTTAAAATCTCTATGAAGATTATTTCATTAACCAAGCTTGCACTTAAAGGTACTCCTGAAGGGGACACATTCTCAGCAACGATTCTCAAGGCAAAAGGGTTGACAGAACAAAAGAGATATTATATCAGTGACTATGGTTTTAAAAACATGGTTGATTATGTGACTTGTAAGACGGACGTGCTTATTCCTGGTGAAAACTATGAAAAACACAAACTGGTAAACTTGATTGAATGGTGGAGAAACAAAGCCGTCAACCGATATGTTACACTCCACAATGAAGGTCGATTGCGTGACGAATTGGAGATTTGGACTTCTGGAAAAGAGATTCAAATTATTAGATAAATACTTCTATTTGAACACTACAAATGGCATATACATTTTTTCCAACATCAGCCGTAGAAATAAAGACCACCTTAAAAACTGGTGACAAAAGTAAGGTTGATGAGATTATTGCTATTTTTGCCTATGTCAAATCTAAATTTCCTAAAGTTGATAGTCCAATCAATATTGATCCTGCAAAATTAGCAGGCATAAACATAAGTCGAAGTCTCCAAGGAGATATAGAACTTAAAGATATCAAAACCAAAGCCAAAGCAACAAAAGTGTCAATGAAGTTTGGCAATGGTTCATCAGGTGGCCGTGGTGTTGCCAACAAAGGTAATGCTTTTGAAGGCATTTTTGCAAATGATATACGTCAATGGTGGAACGGTGAACCTGTTACTGATGAAAAATCTCGTAAGGCCATAGAAGATATATCAGAAACTTACAAACTCAGAAAATGGAAAAGTTTGGATATTAAAGAAGTCGGAGAATTAAACAATAGACGGCCTTTAGTTTTTTCTCCTGACGTTTTGATTTCATCACAGATTCCAGTTAGTGATAACAATTTAGGGCCGATTGTTACAGACCTTACGTTAACTGATGGTAAAAAGAATATTGTTTATTTGAGTTTGAAATTGGGTACAACCGTCACATTTTTTAATGTGGGTATTAAAACTGTTCTGTCACCAACAGAAATAAAAAGTGGTGTGATTAAAAATGCGGATGGATTAAAACTATTAAAGATGTTTAATATAACTCCCGCATTATTTTGTGACATATACAATGGCAATCTAAAAAAACCATTGGTTGAAGATGTTTGGAAAACAATGAATTCTAAACAAAGAAATTCACTGAAAAAGTTTCTGATATCTGGCATCGGCCACGGTTATCATGTTGTACATAAATTAAGTAGTGAGATTAAATCCACAGAGATAGATAAAAATTATATGGAAGATGCAGCCACACCATCATCATGTATGGTTTACTACGGCGGAAAAAGTGGTTCAGGTAAACGCATAGATATGGAAATTGAAACAAAGAAATATATTCTAAAACTAAACATTCGTGATACGCAAGGTGGTGATGGTTATCCAACTCGTATAATGTGTGACTTCTCTTACAAATAAAATGGCACTAAAAGACTTTGATAAAATTTTAAAAGATTATGAAGATTCAGAAAATGATTTTGGATTTTCAGCAGTCTCAGAACATGAATACAATTCCGCTATTCGAGAAAGTGTACAGACAGTTGAAACTTATAAAACTACACTGACTGAAACTGAAACTCGACTGGCTGAAGTTGAGAAACTGATTATTCCTTTCCTAAAGAAACTACATAGTACAGGTGATAAAGAATATATCTTCTGGCCTAATCGTAAACCAGCAATTGAAAAACAAATTGAACAAATATTGAAATTGACAAGAGGTTAATTATGAAAGCTACGGTGATTATACCGACCACGGGTGCGCCTGAGGTACGGAATGCTATTGAGTCTGTATTGAATCAGACAATTGATACACAATGTTATGTTGTATGTGATGGCACAGAACATTATGATAAGATTGCTGCAATGGCAGTCTCAAACAAATGGATGGACAATCCAAAGTTTAAATTTTGCACAATACCCATCAACGTTGGTGCCAATGGATTTTATGGCCATAGAATCTATGCTGCATTTACACATCTAATCAACACAGAGTATATTCTATATCTCGACCAAGATTGTTGGTTTGATCCGCACCACGTAGAGTACTGTACCAAAACCATAGAAGAAAAAAATCTAGATTGGTCTTATTCCTTACGGAACATTACGAACAAAGATGGTGAATTCGTGTGTAAAGATGATTGTGAATCTTTAGGCAAATGGCAATCTTATCATGGCATTAATCATATTGATACAAATAACTATTGCATTAAAACTGAAATTGCGATAAAATTAGCATCTGTATGGCATGGTGGCTGGGGTCAAGATAGAGTATTTCTATCAACGATTGCCCAACACTTTCCAAAGTTTGATTGCACAGGTAATTACACAGTACAATATCGTGTTGACGGCAATCCTGGTTCCGTCAATGCAGAGTTTTTTATTAACGGTAACAAGATTATGAATGAAAAATATAATGGAGAATTCCCATGGCGAAAAATTTAATTATAGGTGCGTTTACTGGATACAATTTCAATCAATTAAAACCTTGGGTACTTTCCATAGATAGTTGTGGATTCAAAGGTGACAAGGTGATGGTTGTTGGTGATGCAAGCACCGAAACACGAGAAGAATTGATTAAGTGTGGTTTTAAACTATACGACATGCCAAAAATCAATGCACCAATTCACGTAGCAAGATTTTGGGCTATCTATGACTTCCTATTTCACAACTGGCAAGACTATGATATTGTTGTGACTACGGATGTAAAAGATGTTTATTTCCAAAAAGACCCATGCCATTGGATTGCTGTGACCTTGGGTGATAAGAAACTGGTTGCTGGTTCGGAGTCTATGTATTACAAAGATGAACCGTGGGGCAATCAAAATCTGATGCAGACTTATGGACCAGATGTTTATAATCGATTCAAAGACAATCTAATATACAACGTTGGAACGTTCGGTGGTCAATCCGACTACGTTAGAGATATGTGTTTCAATATCTTCACTAATGCAACGAACCGGCCAATTCCTATCGTTGACCAGGCGGTCTATAATGTGTTAATTAATACACAACCATATAAAGATGCATTCCTGTTCACAACACAAAATGATGGCTGGGCTGTACAACTTGGTACTACTGGTGATCCATACAAAATGGAACATTTCGGACCACTCTTAACAGAAGCACAACCACTACTTAATTACGAAACTGGTTTGATAACAAATTGGAACCATGTTCCACACTGCATTGTTCACCAATACGATAGAGTACCAAAATGGAAAGAATTGGTTATTGAGAAATTTGGCCAAGAGGATCCAAATTCATTTTTTACTTACAGGACTGCATAATGAACGATACTATTACATTCAATACTGAAACACAACTTTATACAAGACCAACACCAAACTTTAAATGTTCTGGTTATGGCCTTGGTGCCATGATTGCACAAATCACCAAACCTTCAGTTTTAGAAATTGGTTGTGACATTGGAGATACTACACAATTTTTATTGGACAGTAATCCTGAATGTTATCTGATTGGTGTTGATCCTTATGAGAATTATGTTGACTGGAATGGCAACAATCTAAATGAACGTGAAGCCGTTTATGAAAGATTTATGAATCGACTTAAAGGTTATTCAAATAGATTTAATTTGATTCGTAAATATTCCGATGACGCAGCAGTCACATCAGCACTTCCAGATTTTGATGTAGTGTTCATTGATGGATTGCACACTTACGAACAATTGACTAAAGATTGTGCAAACTTTTATCATCTAGTTAAACCAGGTGGTATATTTGCGGGCCACGATTTTACTGCTATTGAGGGTGTGAACCGTGCAGCCAAAGAATTTGCTTTATCTGTCGGTAAGGAAATTCTTACAACCGAATCTGATGTTTGGTACTGGATCAAATGAGGGGCGCAATAGTATTATCTGGTCAATACAGGTCCTTTGATAAGACTTGGGAGAAAATTAAATCTTTTATTGACTACAATCAATTAGATGTTTATTGCCACCTATGGGAAGATGTTAGTGAAAAGGAAACTGAACGACAATACTTTTCAATAAGTGATAAACTCAGTCCTGTAAAGATAATTCAACAGAAACAAAATATCACACAATTTCTTCCTTTAGAAAAACGTATTCTGTTTGCAAATCGTAAACCTTTATCTATTGATAAGATTGCACAGAACGCAGCAATGAATTATAGCCGTAAACGGGCATTTGATTTGATTGATGAAGATTATGACACGATAGTTTACTGTCGTTACGATTTAGATATTGAAACCTTTGGTTGTATGGATGTACCTCATTTGGTTACACCATTCAACGAATCTTATAATCTTGTATCTGATATCTTTGCAATCATGCCACATAAAGATGCAAAACACTATTTCATTTATGACAATTACGAGAAATTACATTCAACACAATTTGAACCTGAATTTGTTGAGTGGTTGAGAAACGAAAAGAAATATCCAGAAGGTGATAT